CCGGTATATATTCCGTATGCCAATCGTATTGACATTTCCGGCTGGACAGCCTTCAATCACGGAACCTCTACTTGGACAGACATCAACGGTGTTCTTTGTGCTCAATTGCCAACATCTGCGGGAGACAACATCCGGGGATATTATAAGAATATCCCCACAGCACCGTTTACTTCGTATGTACTCTGTAGGGTAAAAGGACACATCCAACAGTTTAACATGCAAGGTTTGTTCCTAGGTGACACAACGAAGGTGAACACTTTTGGAACAATTTCTGTTTCAGGTGTTGAAGCTGCGGACAGAGCATTGTACAACAGTGTAACATCATTCAATTCAAACCAGTACCGTAAAGGTATCAGAGAGACGCAGTACATCTGGTTCAGGATTAATGATGACAACACCAATTGGAAATACTCCTATAGCCACGATGGTATGAACTACCATCAAGTTTATTCTGTGGCTAGGAATACTTTCCTTACCGCGACTAAAGTCGGGATATTCTGCAATCGCGTGGAAACAACGTGGCCTTCAACCTCGGAGTACCAATTTTTGGGCTATTGGGAGACATAAATGGAGCAGTTAAAAAACAATGCTGCGACTACTCTCAACGGTGCCCACAATAGTAGCACAACGAGTTTAGCCGTCACTGACGGGAGTGTATTCCCGTCGTCTGGTAATTTCCGAATCCTAGTGGGTTCGGAAATTATGCTGGTAACTTCTCGGTCAAGCAACACGCTCACGGTGACAAGAGGCAGTGAGGGAACTACTGCTGCCAGTCACTCAGACTTGGACCCTGTGGAGTTTATTTATACTAAAGGGTCGTTTGAAACCTTGTTAGGGGATTACAACCAGTCAGGCGGGTATGCGTCACGTCCAGCATCACCCCGTAAGGGTACGATCTACACTGCAACTGATATTGATGCTCGGTGGGTCTACGATGGTACCAACTGGAATCTGATTTCACCAATGGTTGTGCCATACGCTAAACGTTGTGATTTTTCCGGCTGGACAACTTTGAACCACGGTAGTGAAACTTTTACGGACAAGAATGGGGTCATGCACTCTCAGTTAGCACCACTCGCTAATTTGCGTGGGTGGTACAAGAGTAAACCCAGCAGTCCGTATAAAATCACCATTGTGGGTAGTCGATATGGACCAGGTATTGGTGCAACATCAATGGGTGTCGGAGTTCGTGAAGCCGCAACAGGTAAAATCAGATTGGTTCTGTATTACAGTACCGGCCCAGGAAGCATCGTGTACGAATTCTGGAACACCGCGACTTCCTTTAATTCGACAGTGAACACGGCTAGACAAACATCTAGCTCCCCCACTTGGCTTAGGTTTGAAGATGACAATACCAATTGGATTGTAAGTCTAAGCCATGATGGAAACCACTATATCAAGTATTTTTCGGAGGCGAGAAATACTGGTTTTACTGCGGACCAAATTGTGGTTGTATTTTTCAATTCGGTGAGTTACACAGGCTCGCCTAAGATAAACAACTACATGTTTGGCGAGTGGGAGGAATAACCCGATGGCCCAAACAAACATCGGCGGCGTCCTCCTAGGTGACATCATTTTGGGGGCGTCGCAAAGCAATGTTATAAGTCGACAAGTTACATCGACTCTAACATTGACCCAAATTATCTCTAACATGCACAAGGTTGTTAGTCAAACCTTAACTCTCAGCCAAACGATCAGTACCACTAAAATTATTGATCGAACAGTCACTAGCACTTATGCACCGTCGCAAACAATTAAACTCATTAAAGATGAAACTGTACCACAAACTTTGACACTCAGTCAAAACATTAGTCAAGATTTGTCCAAACCGCGAACTGTTCCTCAAACCCTGACGTTTAGCCAAACTATTGGCGATGACTACGTTGGAAGCCGCCTTGTTGTGCAGGGTTTATTTTGGTCACACACTCGAAGTTTTAATGCAGTGTATAATAGGACGGTGTCCCACACACTGCCCCTAAGTCAGAATATCCTGGCACACTACATCAAACGAGTAGACTCAATACTTAACTTGAGTCAGACCATTAGTTTTGTTAAACTGAAGCATGTACAACACACTATCCCGTGGCAACAACAAGTCAAATACAATTTGGTTGCTGCTCGGACAATTAACACGCAGTTTATCCCGTTCCAAGTGATAAGTCGTACAACGATTTTGAACAAGGCTGTGGTCAATACTGCGGGTTGGACGCAATCAATTGTGCAAGCACGGGTTAAGGGCGTCACACAAACTCTCAGTCTAAGTCAAGAAATTTCTGCGTATGCTGCTAAGAGTGTCAAGAATACCTTAAGTCTTACGCAGAGCATAACACATCAACTTGTGTTCAATAGGTCATTAGTTAGTGCGTGGACGCCACAACAGATTATTGGACTAGTTCAAAGTAGACGGTTCGAGATTCATCATGGCTTTGGTATGAACTCGTTTGTGGACCAGTATCGGGTTAATACCCGAACAGTGTCGCAGACCTTCACACCTACCCAAATGATTCGATTTAGAACATACAATGAACTAGTTGAAAGTAACTATTCTCTGACACAGACTGTTGCGTACACACCTGTGTATCCGCGAACAGTTACCAGTTCTCTGGCGTTTGGGCAAACTATTGGTCTAAGTAAGGTTGTGCTCAGGTCAGTAACCAGTAACTTGGTGTTCTTACCGAGCCGACAAGTGTATGTGGGTATGGGTGACGTGGACTACTACGAAATTCCCAATATCCAGTACATGTTGGTGCCAGCTTACCTTCAAGGTAAAAAGAATCGGCCGCACTGTGTTTTGCAAACCAACAACGCGGCAATAACGCTTCCGGCTCCCGAGTGGGGAGACAATGAGAATTACGGAGGCATATTCACAATCCGGCGGTCAATGAATAATATACCGTACACACATGTGCGGGCGTTGAGTTTAAGAAAACTTCAATTGCCATTTGTCCTCGCCAAGAGGAAAGCGTGGGAGTTGAGGGAGTTCCTTATTGCGAACAATACTAAACTCATTACGTTGACAACGTGGAAAGGTGACAAATGGTTTGTCAACCTAACTTCTAATCCGCTGGAGCTTACTGTTCGTGGGCGTTATGCTGATGAACATGAGAAAGTTTCAGTTGAGTTGGAATTCGAAGGGTTGAAGGTGCTTTAATGCCAATTTTCAATGAAACCGTTGTCACTCCTTTGTATTTGTCCCACAGTTGTGAAGGTTACACACAAGCCACTGACCCGATCTACGGGACAATGTCTGGTGCTGAGAACTACTTTCGCTCCAAAATCAAGAACACGGTTCGACCGTGGATTGACGCGGACGACGATGATCGAATGGCTGCTTTAAGAGAGGCCACACGACGCATCGAAGCTCTCTGTTTCCTCGGGACACCTGTTGGGACACTCTTACACTTTCCAACTGAAGAATTTGGGACTCCTGACCAGATACATCTTGCTTGTTATGAAATTGCTCTGAGACTCTTGGATGACATCAACCCTGATACCGAGTCGGATAACCTCTCGGTGACAAGTCAGGGGTATGCTGGTGGCCGGACCTCGTATGACCGGTCATTCGTTCAGGATCACATTAGGCAGGGCATTCCGTCCGCCTACGCTTGGTCTATCCTGCGACCATACTTACGTGATCCTACCGCAATTAAACTTCGCAGGGGTGATTAAATCATGATTCGGCGTAACACGCGGTGGTTGGCAGAGTTTAACAAAACTCGGTACAATGAAGGTGAAGGTGAGGGTAGCGGGGGTGGTAACCCGCCGCCAACACCCCCGCCGTCGAAGAACTTTACGCAAGCCGACGTTGATCGGTTCCTTGCTGAAGATCGACGCAAACACCAAGCCAAACAACAGGCTCTTGCTCAACAATTGGAACAGTTCCAATCTACGGCTCGTCTGACCGAAGAAGAGAAGCAGGGCCTCGCCGCACAGATCGAGGAGTTGCGTAATCAAAGTTTAACTAAGGAACAGCAACTTACTCGGGACTTGGAGAAACACAAGGAAACTCTCAAGACCACGTCCGAGACGTTGGCAAAGGAACGGGATACTTGGCAAGGCCGGTACGGTGAACTTCTTGTCTCTAATCAGATCAATGCTGCGGCGACGGTGAACGAAGCATTCCGAAACGATCAAGTTTTGGACCTTCTGAAACCACGTGCAAAGGTTGTTCAGAAGAAGGATGAGGACGGTAAGCCGACTGATGAATTTCAAGTCGTCATTAAATTTGATGACGTTGATGCCAAGTCAGGTGCCCCGGTAGTCCTTGAATTGTCACCTGCGGATACGGTCAAACGTATGAAAGAATTGCCTGATCGTTTCGGCAATTTGTTCAAGTCCGGCGTCACTCCTGGCGTCGGTAAAACTAAGGGAAGCGGTCCAACCGGTGAACCTGACATCAGTAAGATGACAGCGGAACAATACCGGGAGTACCGCAAGACTCGGAGCAAGTAACATGCGGTTTAACAAAACTTTCCTGCGGTCTTTCACGGTGTACGCTAACGACCTCGACGCTTTCATTCCCGAATTCTGGGCACAAGAAGCCCTGGCGGTTTTGGAAGAGTCGCTCGTAGCAGCGAATCTCGTTCACCGTGATTTTGAGAACACCCTTGCTCAGATGGGTGACACGGTGAACTGCCGTCGGCCGAACCGATTCGAGCCGTACCGAAAGGACCTGACGGATAACGTTACCATTCAGGACGCGACGGCTGTTAATGTGCCGGTCAAGTTGGACCAGCACGTTCACACCAGCTTCTTGATCCGCGACGGTGAAGAGTCGAAGTCCATGACGGACCTCATTGACTTCTACATCCGTCCGGCAGTTCAGGGTATGGCCCGATGGACGGATCGAATGGTGCTTGGCCAGTACGGACAGTTCGTGAAGAACAGTGCGGGCAAGCTCGGTGGCCTGACTGGTTCGACAGCCAAGGATTACATTATCGCGGCCCGCAAAAAAGCCGAGGACCTTCTGTGGCCGGATGAAACCCGTCCGCTGATCGTGAACCCGGATGCGGAAGCGGCTCTCTTGTCTACGGACCTGTTTGTGTCGTCTGAGAAGGCTGGTAACAGCACGGCTCTGGAATCGGCAAACATGGGACGTAAGTTCGGTTTCCAATTCCTCCAGACTCAGCAGATGGGTAACATCGCTGATGGTGTAAACACGACCAAGGGTGGTGCGATCAACAACGCTTCTGGCTACCCAGCCGGAACCGGCACCGTAACGGTGGATGCGTTCACAGGTGCGGTTGCCAACGGTGAGTGGGTCAGTGTCGGCGGACATCCGGCACGGATCACGGCTCACGTGGAAACGTTGGGCAACACCACGCAAATCACGTTCATTCCGGTTCTTCCGTTTGCGGTGGCTGACAACGATGTTGTCAAGAGCTACACGGCGGGTGCGGTGAACAACGCGGCGGGTTACGCGGCTGGTTGGAGTAAGGCTATTGCGGTGGACACCTTCACGGTTGCCCCGCAGGTTGGTCAGATGGTGACCTTCATTGCTGCTCCGACGGCGAGCGATCCGATCTACACGGTCATCGGTAAGGACGTGTCCACCACGTCTATCACCTTGGACCGTCCGCTTGAAGCGGCCATCGCGGACAATGCCACCGTAAACATTGGTCCGGCTGGTGATTACAGCTTCTCGTTCATGCGGGATGCCATCGCGTTGGTTGTGCGTCCGTTGGCGGCTCCGAAGGCTGGGACCGGTGCACGCTCGGCGGTTGTCAACTTCAACGGTCTGTCCATGCGTGCTGTTATCACCTACAATGGTGACAAGCAAGGACACCTGGTGACGCTCGACTTCTTGGCAGGCATCAAGGTGCTTGACAGCAGCTTCGGGCTTGTCATGTTGGGCTAATTGTCAGTTCCGGGAGGTCTAGTTAAACTAGACCTCCCTTTCTCGCTCTAAGGAACTCAACATGGAAATGCTTCTTACCGTTGTTGGTACACTCTGCACGGTTGGTGTCCCCGCTTACATCGGTGTCCGGAAGATAATCAACGATCACCGGGAAAAGATGAAGGCTTTGGAAACAGACCATGCCGTCAAAATGGCAGAGGTTGAAGCCAAATTAAAAACTGCCGAAGATGCTCGTCAAAACGAGGCTTTCGACAGATTGAAACAATCGTTTGACACATTGCAGAAAATGTTTGATGATCTACTCACACGTACCCAAACGTTGGAGAAGGATCACAAGCTGTTGAAAGACGAACATGCAACGTGTCAAAAAACAACCGATGAACTGAAAAAGGAAATCGACAGTCTGAAAAAAGGGGTAACCAATGCCCAACGTGAAATTCATCCGGGATACTCTGTACCAACTTAAGAAGGATTACGGAGTTCCTGTAAAATACGGACGCCTGATTAAGAATCAACTTAACTTAGAAACTGGTATGAACACCGTGACTAAGCAAGTTTATTTAATCCGTAAGGCGATCCAACTTCCGACCAAGTTGCAAAGGAAGTTTGTACAGGATATTGCTTACTTGGCCGCGAACAAGAATTTCACGTATGGTGCACTATTCGATGAGAAGGTCAGTATCTTTATCATCGACGCCCGTGATCTTCCGCGTGGGTTCCTATTGAACATGGACGACTATTTGTTCATGGGGCACCAACGATTCGTGGTCCAATTGGCCGAAATCTTAGAACACAATTGCGGGTGGTTGTTGACGGTCAAATCTCATGAAGGTGCTAATCCCTTCGAGGTACAACCACTTCGACATCAATCCCGTTTGCAATTCCAACAGGAGGTACGCTATGTCCTCAATTGAGTACCTTAGGGAATTAGCACGGTGGACACAGTTGTCCGTTAGGAAACAATTTGTTGAACGCACAGAAAACATTCCAGTGTTTTTTGAGGAAACGATCAAACAAAACAATCAGGAAACTCTTTACGTTGAGCTTAGAATTGATGGGCCGTTCTGTAATCCTATTGGGACGCGGAACGAGTATGAAGCCCTGATCGAGGTCAACGTTTTAATAAACTGTGCGTTCGATGAACAGTCCACAATGAAGTTGTACAATCTAGGCGGTGTAGTGATTTCTGCACTGTCGAAAGACTTCTGTGTCTATAAATTAGGACTCAATTCTTGGGATGACAAATCCTATTTTGAGACTTACCAGTTGTTTGCTGACGATAACATTGAAATGAGTAACTTCGGTCAGATTGACCCCGTAAACAAAATCTACCAGTCAACGGTAGAAGCACACTACAAGATGAGGTTCAAGAATGGCACAATTTGACCTTAAGAAAGCGTTAATCTTCATTGTGGATGGTTACAGTAAGGCGAATGCCCAAGTTAATAACGTTGGTGGGTATTCGATTGGTGCGACCACAATGTTGGTCGACACAATCGTCGGGATTGTTCCAACGGGGGCATCGTTCCGGTTCGAGGATGTGTCACACGACACAATCTACACTGTCACAGCACACACCGAAACCTTGGGCAATACAACGTCTATCACGTTTACGCCCGGTCTTGCGGTTGCTGTCATTGACAACCAAGTGTTTGATTTCCTTGGACACCGACTCGAAATCAAGGTTGGGGAAGGTAACCTGACCTATGACGAGAAGCGGAACATGGAGTACAAGAAGGACCGTGGTGCTTTGGACACTGTCCGGGAAGGCGACGAAGAGCCTATTGATGTT